GCTGCAAGGTTCCTGCGGTGATCGTCAGCGTGGTGATGTTGCCGACGGTTGCGAAGGTATAGGTACAACCGCCTGCACCAGCCTTCCAGCGGTCGTGCCCGTACGCTCCTGCGGCAAGGGAAACAGTGCCGCTGACCGCGCGCTGGTTGATGTTGAACAAGGCATTGTGCAGACGGTTCTGCATTCCCAGTTGCAGCGTCGTGTTGAGTACGTCGCCGCTGGGGAGTTGGATGCCGCCAGATGACAGCACGAGCATTGGTGTGGGCATTTACGAAACCCTCGTGATGTTGAAGTGCGTGTAGTTCGCAACGCTGTTGAGCGCGGTTCCATCTGTGTGAGGACGCACGACAGAACCCGCAGGCAAATAACCAATCCATGACGCATCAGTCGCGTAGGCCGCTGCCGCGGTGGATGCAATTGCCAATATCTCGGTAATCGTCAGAGACACAATCGAAACCGTGGGGCCTGTCGTGTTCAAAGACATGCCAAGCGCCATTGCTGCGGTATTGCTGGCGTTGCAATGAATTATTGAATACACGCCTGCGGTGTTTATGGTGAACGAAGCCCCGAGCGTTGCGCTGTCCGCATACGTAATGTCGCTGCCTTGGTTGGTGACTACGTTGCTAAAGCGCGGTATCTTGGTGTTCGTGCTGCCGTACCCGTTCGGGGTATTCAGCCGCACCATCGACTGCGCTTGCCCCTGCTGCACGACGCCGTTCGCGCCGATCACCAGCGCATTCAACTTCGCGCCGGTCGGGCCGACTGCCAGCGTAAACGTGCCGTCATTGCCAGAGTTGAACCCGATGCCGTCGCCACCAGCGCCGGGGACTGTGAGAATTGTTCCGGTCATTTATAGGCCCCTCAAATAAGCGCCGTTGAAATAGGTGCTGGCGATGCCGGTGTAGGTCGTGCTGCCACTTGCGGCGTTGACCCATATCTCGACGTAATCGCTGGTGCCGTTCAGCGCAACGACAGATGACACTGCGCCGTTGGGTGTGACGCCTGAAGTCGTGTAAGAGCCGCCCGTTTTATAGGCCACCCCGTTTTTGTAGATGTTCACGGAGTAATAGGACGACTGCACGCCGCCGCTCACGCCGCCATTGATCTGGTAATACCCGGGGACAGAAGGCTGGAAACGATAATTCGTCGTGTTGTCGAACGCTGAAGCAGTGTCGTATTCCTTCGTTTGGAACTGCACCTTCGTGGGAGTTGCAGAGCCGTAAGCGCTGCCTGCGGTTTGGTACGCGCTGAATGCAGGCCCGCCAGTCAGCAAGTCCCAGTTTCCGCTGACCGAGTTGTAAACCTCGATGCCGCCCAGCGTCGAGTTGTAGCCCATCTGCCCGCCAGTCGGCGATGCAGGGCGAGCTGCGCTAGTCCACGATGGCAGCGTCAGGCCGTTGGTGCCGTCGAATATCAGGCTCATATGATCACCGCCCTTGCTCCAGATGCAATAGTGAATTGCTGGCCGCTGGGTATCGTGATCGGGCCAACCAACACCTGACCAGTGCCAGCCAAGACGTTGACGCCTGTGGATTGCGTCAAGCTATTGACCCCGCTGTTCGACCCAACACCACCAGAAAGCTGAAAGTGCGTGCCGTCGTTGATCAAAATGTAAGCCGCACCGGCAACAATTTCTCCCCCAACCAGCGCAACGGAGCCTTGTTTGGTGATGGCAATCGCACCCAAGCTGTTGATGTTAATCGTTGTCGCGCCAGTGTTAGCGCCAACAGCTACGAAATGAAATTTTTGACCCGCTGCATACGCAGTCAAAGCCGGCGTCAACGAAGCCAGTATGGTGTTAGTGCCCGACACCGACGTCAGGTACTGCGGCGTAGAATTTTGCAGCGCGCCGGAAACCGTGTAGTTGTACACGTCCGAAAAAGTTTCAGCCGTTGCTCGTAGCTCAACCACGGAACCCGCAACAAACGCCAGCGCAGTAGTACCCCCTATGGCCCGAGTGACGGTCCAAGCGGAGCCTGTAACGTTGGTCACCTTGACAATTTCCAAGTTGGCAAAAGCGTCTTGCAAACACGCATAAAACCAATTGCCCGACGCCGTCGTGGGCGCAGGAAATGTCGAGCTCGACGTGACGTTGAGCGTCGTGTCGCCCGAAGCACAGCCTGTTGCCAGAGTTGTGCGCGCGTTGTTAGAAAAAAGAATTTGTCCCATGTCGATCCTTTACGCCCAGGGGCTCGGAACCACGCTGATATTAGCCCGGCCAAAGCTCTTGTTAGCACGCGCGCGGGCCTGCGCGATAAAAAATTCCCACTGTTTGCCGTGATATTCTGCGCGTTTTTCGTCAGTCCAAGGGCGCTTTGGCATCATCATGAGTTCGTGCAAAACCCCGTGATAAATAGCGCGCCGATACTGATCGTAAATCGTCGAGTCGACTCCCGTAGCCGTCAGCGTAGGGCGAATGGCGCAGTACATGTACAAGGTGTACGTCTGCGCGTTGTCAGGCACCGGTACGACCGAAACAGAGGTTTCATCGACGCGCGTAACGGCGGTGGGTTGTCCAGGGTTCAACACGTCTGGCCACGCTGGCGACACGTGAAAAATTTGCTCGGTGGTCACGCTGGGCGTTTCGCGCCACAGCGCGCTGGAGCCCATAAAAACCTTGGCCAATAAAACGTCCGACAACTCGGTGTTGGCGATCGGCGATGTAACGGTGTACGTGTAGGTGCCTGGCACCAACGTATAGGAATTGACGCTGCACGTGGATGTCGAATTGTTGCCGCACACATAGCCAGGCTGCACGCTACACGTGCAGTTGTGAAATTGATTCCAGTTGCCGGAAAGCAGCGTCACCGGCGCGTAATTTACCCGCCAGACTTTGGCGCGTTCGCACAGGTCAATAGTGACTTTGTTCATGTACGACTGCAAAACTGCGTCGGGCACGCCCGGCACATTTGCCATGATGTCGCCAAACACCGACGCGTAGGTGGTAGTGGCCATCAGACAACTCCTGGGTCAGTGCCCGGCTGCATGCCGGCGCCTTCGTTATCAAGCCCTTGGCGCGCTTGCAGGCTGCTTTGCAGCATGTTGGTGAAATTGTCGTACATGATCTTGGCGCGGTTCGAATTCACGGCTTCGTTGTCGGTCATTTCCAGCAACGCCACCGTGCCGTCCAGCACCACCGGGTAGTACGCGTCAGGCAGCAACGCGGGAGCTTGCGTCAGCGTATAAACAGCGGGCGATTGCACGTATTCGATTTGCAAAGTAATGCCGGCAGTAGCCGGCGGGTAAACAAAGAAAGCGTTGGCGTTGCGCGGGTGCCGCATCCAATTGGTGGGCGACCCGGGCGTGCCGTACTGCCATGTGTTCGACAGCAAATCCAAGGCCTCGCGGTTTATCTCGTTGAGGTTTTGAACCCCCACTACGGCCAGCGCTTCCATAAAACGCATGCTGTCGGCTGGCGCCGATTGCGTGGCACCCAGAACCGTCTGCATCGTTGTAATCAGCGCAAACAGATCAGGGCGTATCACGCAAATGCGCCGCAGGCACTGGTTAGCCATCGACAAAATCTGCGCGTCGGAAAAACGCGGTGTGGACAGCAGACCTAAATCATTGATGGCCAAGCGCGCATCGGCTACCACTGTGGACATCAAGAAGGTAGCCATTACAAGCCCTGGCTGGCGAGCCCGCGCGAAGCGTCTGCTGATAGCGCTGCATCGTCGTTGGGCGCATCAAGAGAAAGCCGTTTGCGTCGCGGCGTCGGGTTGACGACGGGGGCTTCGTCTGGAAGGGGATCGCCGGCGGCGTTGGCGCACTCTTCAAAATCCTCGCGGCCAATCCAGGGGGCGGCGTAAATGTAGACAATTCCCGAGGGTATGTGCTTGATATAGCGATCTGCCATGGGTCTAAGCTCCTGTTAAAAGTCGTGACGACTGTACCATAAAAAAGGCCCCCGAAGGGGCCTTGCATCGACTGTCGAAGGTCAATTAGATGTTGTAAGCGATGCCCACAACACGGATGCGGAAGCGGCCGGTTTTCAGGTTGGTCGCGGTGCCGGTGAAGGCGCCAACGGTCCAACGCAGAACGTACACGCCGGCAGTTGTTGCCAGCGCGCCGGAAGCAGCCGGCGTACCCCACGGCAAGAAGTCAGTACCGGTCGTGTACACCAGGCTGGACTGGTTAATAGCACTTGCGGTTACCAACGAACCCGCGTTGATGTACGTGGTCGCAGCCGGGGTGAAACCCGACACCGTCACAGCAGTGAAGCGGTCAGCGGTGGAGACGCAGTAGCGACCCAGGCTGTGCGTCAGCGCGGTGATAGTGCCAGTCGCGCCCGCGCCGGTCACGCCGGTGGGGTACACGTCGGGGGTCGGCAGGTTGGTGTCAGCCAGCAACTGGACGTACTGCGTCTGGAAGTTGTAAGGCAGAACCGCGATGTCGATGCTGTCGCCAGCCCCCAAGCCCAGACCGCCGTTAGGCAGCGTGGACTGAACGCCCAGGTTGCTGTAGGTGGTGCCAGAGCCGACGATGGACAGGTCAATGGTGGATTCCAGAATTTCCGGGCCACCGATAGATGCGTCGCCACGGTAGTCAGTAAAGACCGTGGTAAGCAGACGACCTTTTTGGTCGGTAACGTAGTTTGCAGCCATTTCAGTTTACTCCTAATTCGGCGGTTTATTGACGGACGTACAGGCGGGCCAGAGCTTCGGGCTTGACCACAGCGTAGCCGTACACTTGCAGGCCGCGAACGATGCTGCCGAAAGTGGACTCAGCACGGAGAGATTCCATGTTGGTCATTTGGGTAGCGAACGTCAGGCCCATTTTGTGGCCGGCCAGAATGCTGAAGCATTGATTGCCAGAGTCGACCACACGGTTCAGGTTGTGGCTGACGTAGACCGTGTAGCGGTCAATCATGCCCAGGCGACCGTTGCGCAGGGGGGTTTGCGAGTCGCCAGTCAAAGAAGCGTCCTTGACGTCAGACTTCTTGATCATGGCAGCAACCCATGCGGGGATCACCAGGAAACGATCGGACTCGGGTGCATTGGCTTCGTCCAGGACCGCGCCGGAATCAACCAAATAGTCGATCACGTTGGTCTTGGTCAGTTGCACAGGAGCACCCGTAGCGCCCAGGTTGATGTTGCCCGAAATTCGGCCAGCGCCTGCACCTTGGTTGAGGGCAGAAATGCTGGGCAGAATGCCGGTCAAAACCTTGGCGTCGATCTTGATCTTCATCTTTTCCGAGGCGTCGCGGGTCCACGCGTCCATCAGGTTCACGTCAGCCTGAATGCGGTCCACATCGTCTTCCACAGCGGCAAAATAGTCGCCTTGGTCGATGTTGAGAACCAGCTTCGGTTTGTCAGGGCGCTCAACTTGCAGCTGCATGCCCTTTTGGTAATCCCGAATGGTCAGTTCAGGCGTGGTGCGG